ACTGATGTTAAAAACAAACTTCTGTGTGCCTCTAAATGTGCTTGATGGTTTTGTTGTGGAAAAGCTTGTGCTGGTTGTCCTAACAACAAATTAGCATTTTCTAAACCAGCATCAACAGGTTTAGGTGTCATATCAGGTGGTGGTTGTAATAAAGCATCTACATTATCGACACCTAGAGCTGCATACATGCGTTTGTATGCCTCGTAAATGCCTAAGGGACCATGCACTTCAGGATTAGATGTAACCATCTGTAACAATTCCTGTGCTAAAGTGACTCTTTGACTTTGTGAAAAAATGTTTGGGTCCGATACAGGAATGATGTCCACTCTCTCATCAAAGTCCTGTTGTTTGACTTCATTTTGTCCTGTTCCTACCTGATATGTGTAAACTGGTGGCAAATACTCACCAAAGACCTTAGACAATAAACCAAACTCTACCTTTTGTGCATAATGTAGTCTTTTGTGTATGGCACTCATTACTTTAGTGCCCCGCTCTAACAAGGCAACAGTTGTCCCAACAGGCATAGCTGCATTCATATCACCTACATTCATATCTGCAATAGCTGCAAATCTTTTGCCTGAATCTACTAAAATGCCAAGTAACTGCATCAAAACATTACTTGGTTCTTTGATGGGCAAGGGTATTAAGTTTTCTCGTAATGAACCACCTGTAGTATCAATATCTCTAAATTCACCAGGTTGCAGAGGGTCATCTTCATCACGAATTCTCATGCCTCTTGCCTTGAATCCAGCTGGTAGGTTGGCCAAAGTGCCTGCATCTATTAATTGTCTTAAGATGCTGGTTGATGCTTTTGATAAACCACCTATCATGTGTGACAGTCCTAAACCATAAAAACCTAAACCTGGCAAAAATTTATACTGTACAAAATAGTTAATTTTATTTTTTAGCAGATCATTCTCTAAATAGTTTCTGCGGATAGAGAGTATCTGTCTTGAGCTATCCTCAATGGTGACAATGTAAGGCAGTTTCACACCAGTGGGTACACCATTACCATCTAAATCTTCAAACCCCTCAATGTCCAGTATTGTGTGTATTTCAAAAACAGTGCGATTTCTATTTTCTTTATAACTAGGTGTCACCCCTTGTATATCATCTATTGCCTCTTCAATGTCAGACATATCTTCGGCATAGCCATCGGTGCCTATGTCAACATTCGCATAAAAACCAGTAACTTGTTGTTTTTTTATTTCATTTGCCGACATGCTTATGGCATGTGTTATTCTTTCAGCAGAACTAATATCTGTTGCTTCATAAGGCACAATTAAATCCTCAGGAGCAATGAATTTTGCTACAGCCCTGTTTAAAGTGAAATCGTAGTAAACCTTTTTAAAACAAGAACCAGCAAGTGGTAAATAAAATAACATTTGATCTAGTTCCGGATCGTACTCCTCCATTTCATTAAGAATGTAATAGTTCATAAACTCTTGCACTCTTTCTGCTTGGTTTTCTGTTTCGATTGTACGAGCACCGACTATTTCAGTTTTTACTGGACCTTTAGCTGGTAACATTTCTTTGTAAGCTTGTGCCTGAAACTGTGTTACTGCTTCTGCTAAGATAGGATGGACAACCCCACTAGAACCTTCAAAAGGTTGAGACCGAGTTTCATCAAACTTCATGCCTAAATATTTCAAACCATCTGTATAGGTTTTTTCCCATTCAGATCGAGATTGTTTATCACTACTAATAGAACTTAATAAGTCATTCGATATTTTTTGCAGTATGTTAGGATTTATAAACTCTACTAAATTAGCATTAAAACTTAGGGTTGGTGCTGTTTGCTCTTGTATTTCTTGATCTAATAGTAGTTCTTCCTCATTAACTAAAATCTGAGCTGCATTGCTTATTTGTTCTTCTCGAGAAACATCGGGTTCTACTTTGATACTTGAACCACTGACCTTAACATCAGGATCATTTTCTGTGCCTAGTCTTTCTATTGCCATATCTAATAATAAACTGTTCTATTACTTTTTAACAGTTTAACCTCATCTTGATAATCTTCATATAGTGATATGAAACCACCTTGTCGAAAACGCATCAAAGCCATTGTAGCACTATCACAATAATCATCATAATCACCATAAGGAAATGCGGCCATTTCTTCAATAACTTCATCTGCAAAATCTCTATCAGGTGCCCATACCATACCGGATTCGAATATGGGCGCAACACTATTCATCCTTGCTATTTTGTCTTGCCCTCGACTTGGAGAATAAGATGTTACTGGTATGCCCATACGCCTTAGTTCATGGGTTAGGGGGGTTCCTGAAGCTTTTGCTTCAATCAGCACACAATCAGGTTCCCAATACCTATACTCCTCTAATGCTAATTTTTTTAGATCGGGGAAGTCACACCTTACTCTTTTTGCATCTAATAATATAATTTCATCGGTGCTTTCATCACCTCTATTAAATATTGCCCAAGTGGTGATAGCAGAATAATCCGCAGTTTCTTTTTTTGAAAAAGCTGTATCATAACTTTGGATAACATAAGAGTAAGGAGGAACATCCTCTTGCTCCCAGCGTTGCCACCACTCTCTTTTTACAATAGACCCCTCCTCAGCAGTAGGATTCTGCATCCATTGACTGTTCCATTTAGCAAGAGGCAGTGAAGCTTTTACACTTAACAGCTCATCTTTTTGCCAAAACTCTGGCCATAATGGGTTGTCTGACTCAGGCATGATAGCTGGAAACTCAACTACATCCCATTGGTCAGCATTTTCTTCACTTTGTTTATTAAGAACTTTACCTACCAAATCTTTGGTGCTCCATCTAGTCATAACTATGACTATGATTCCACCTGGTTGTAACCTCTGTCGAGGTCCGGAGGTGTACCACTCATAGGCAGATTCTAAAGCTTTAGGTGATAGTGCATCTTGTTCGGAGTGTGGATCATCAATAATCAGTAGATCAGCACCTCGACCAGTTATAGCACCTCCAACCCCAGCTGCAAAAAACTCACCCTCTTGGTTGCTAGTCCACCTACCAGCAGACTTATTATCTGCTTGTAATTTTAATTGTGGAAAAATATGTTGAAACTCCTCACTATCTATTAAGTTTCTAACTTTTCGACCAAACCGCACTGCTAACTCTGCGGTATGTGTTGTTTGTATTATTTTAAGATTACCTCTCTTACCCATCATCCAAGCTGGGAAAAATGTTGATGCAAACTCAGATTTTGAATGTCTAGGGGGCAAACAAACAATTAACCTTTTGATTTTGTTGTCTGCTATTTTATTGAACTTATCTGCAATGATCTTATGGTGCCTACCTTCTATAAAGTCTGGCCACATCTGTTTTATAAATGCCATAAAATCTTTTTGGCAACTATCTTGCTTTTCTAGTTGATCGTAACGATTAAGTAAAGCTACAGCTTCTGCCTGATCTTGTTCTGTAAGAATATCAAAATCTTTAAAAGAAACTTCTTTCATAGTCGAGCTGAGCAACAAGGTAGCGACGATAATTTTTGCCACCCAGCTCTAAGCAATATTTGCCTAGTCATAGTATTGCACAACCTTAAATGGTGTGCCATTCTTTGCCTTCAAATAATAATGCTTCGGCTTCTCGCCGTCTAACAAGACCCTCTGAAACCTTACCAGCACTTTTATTCCAACGCTTGATTTGTGCTGGTACATCTTCTTTATTATTGGCATTTAAAGTAGCCAGCAAGCTAGATTTCTTAAGGTTTGTGGGTCCTAAGTTGTAGGTCCATGAACAAAGTGCATCAAATTCATTTTGTGATAATTGTACTTCTACAAGATCATTTACATAGTTTTCAAATTCAATTAGCTCTTCCTCCAACCACTTTTCTGCTTGTTCTTGGGTGCAAGTGTCAAACTCTTTGACATCTTTAGTTCTCCCATACGCCAAAGTCCACACTCCTGCGCTGCATTTGTATGCGGTCAATTTACAACCCTCAAACTTTTTTATTAACTCTTTACCTTCCTCTGATATTTTCATGTTACTCTCCTTTGTCACCACTATGTGACGCCCCAAAATAGAACGAAATAATTGCACTTGCTAATCCTCCTAAATAACCAAGCACTAAGTTAATAAGTGCTTCCGAGTTTTGTTCAGGTGGTTGTAGGGTTACTAAAAATATGTAACCTAAAAAACCGGCTATGGTACATAAGCCGATAATCCTTGCAGTCCAATCTTTTGAAAACATGCTACGAGCATGTTGTTTATCTTCAGTCTCTAGTTTGAATACATCCACCTCTAGTTCTTTCATCTGTACATCAAACTCTTGTTCTGCTTTTTTTAACTCTAACATTTGTTCAGGTGTAGCATTTTGTAATGCTTGTTGAATAGATTTTTGGTCGTTCGACACACCTAACACCTCTGCTATTTTACCCATAGCCATGCCACCTAATGGGCCCCCCATCGCTGAGCCAAGGGTTGGTGCAATAGCACCAACAAGATTTTTTAATATTGCTTTCATATCATCACCGTAATTAAGGCTATTGCTAATGCACCGACAAAACCAAACAGACCAAACACCGCTGTTTTTATAGTGCTGTTTATATTTGCAACCTCTGATTTTATATCATTAAGTTCATTGAACACAGTTTTCCATCTTTCGGCATTAGCAGTTTTATGTGCTGCTAAATCTTTTGCTAAATCATTGACTGTGGTTCTTTTAGACATGAGCAATAGTATATAAGTTAATTTCTTTCTTTTTACCCTTTACTTTAATAGGCGAAAGTAATTTTAACTCTAAATCTACACCATTTTTAGTATTTTCTCCAATCAAAATATCATGTCCGACTTCTTTAGTGGCAGATTCGAGTCTAGCAGCAAGGTTTACTGCATCACCTATGGCAGTATAGTCAAACCTAGTTGCACTGCCCATATTACCTATAATTGCATAACCTGTATTTATGCCTATACCTATTTTTACAGGATCAATACCTTCTTCTGCCAGTTCATTATTCAAATTTTCCATATTTGCTAACATATCCAAAGCACACATTAGTCCTTTTGTTTCATGATTTTCTAGGTCCAAAGGTGCATTTCCTATGCCCATACAGGCATCGCCTATAAATTTGTCTATCATAAAACCATGCTTTAACAGTGCCTCTGTTTGTGCTGTTAAAGATTTGTTCATAATGTATGTCACTTTTTCAGGATCAAGCTTTTCACTCATTGAAGTGAAGTTCCGCACATCTGTAAAGATAAAAGTTGCATACCGTTTTTCCCCACCTAAGACAAGTTGCTCCGGATTGTCTTGTAATCTTTTTACTTGTCTTGGGTCAAGGTAATGT